AGTGTCCAGTATAGGAAAGTCGTGGTGGCTTATGTGGATGGCTATGTTAGGGTTGTCAGAAGGATACAGGGTTGTGTATGTGAGCCTAGAAATGTCTGAGAAGCAAATGGTAAAGAGGATACATCAATTTATTAACGCATGTCCTACGAAGGAGTGTGACGTAATTTTACTTCCAGTTTTTGATTGTACGAAGAATCAGAAAGACATTTGTGATAGAAAGGAAAGGAGGAGCAAATGTGGTATCCAAGATGAAGATGGAAATGACATGGACTTTCACCAAGCTAAGAAAGGAGGGTATAAGCCCTGTACCGAATGCACTGAAGACTACAAGCAGGGTCTATGGCATAAGGTAGTAAAGAGGAAAGTGTTGTCTGAACAGATGGTGTTGGAGAAGAACAAGCTTGTCTACGGTAGTTTAATAAAGAAGAATAGATTTAAGTTCATCAAGTATCCCTCTAAAGGGGCTACGATGTCTGAGCTACGTTCCCATTTATTGAACATAGAACAGTATGAGGGATTCATCCCTGATATTATAGTTACCGACATGGCTGATAAGTTTTCAGCAGAGAATACCAGACAGGATACCAGACACCAGATAGATGAAGTCTGGAGGGCACACAAGTCCCTAGCACAGGAAAGAAAATGTTTGGTAGTAACGGCAAGTCAATCTAACACGATGAGGACAGAAAAGGATATACGACAAGGAGATTGGGCTGAATCAGTGGGTAAGATTCAAGAGTCGGACATATCTTTTGCCCTCAATCAGAAACCCGAAGAAAAGTCCCAAGGGCTGATGAGGGTATCTGTCCTAAAGCAAAGGGATGATGACTTTGACTTGACTACAGAAGTAAATGTATTGATGTCATACAAAATCGGCAGACCGTATTTGAAGTCTTGTATGAGGGGAAAATAAAGATTAATTATTTTTCAAAAATGCAGGAGTTTTTCTAATACTGGAGTAGCGGAAGTATTTATAACCTTAACCAAAGGAGGAGAACAAATGGGAAAAAGAACCAATTATGGATTTATGGGTTGAAGAATAAAGTTAATTTGAAGTAGAACCCTTAACCAAAGGAGAGTAAAATGACTAAAGAAGAATCGAAGTTAAAACAAGAAGATTTAGAATTTGCAGTAGATGAATTAAATGAAGTACTGTTTGGAGGGGAAGAAGAAATTGGCAAGGCTTTTGCTGATGAAATGGTTGACGAGTTGAAGGAGGCTTCCGAAGAAATAGACAAAGCTGATTCGTTTTCACAAAGAACAGCTGATGTGTTAGAGGTCTTAGGTGTAAAGGTTGACTTCAAGATAAAGCCTGAAAAGAAAAAGAAGACTAAGGCTAAGAAGGAGTCTAAACCAGCTAAGAAGGAGTCTAAACCAACTAAGAAAGAAAAGAAGGCTAAGAAGGAGAAGAAAGCCAAGAAGGAAAAAGGCAAGACTAGGGTAAAGGCTATGCATGAAGTCCTGAAGAAGTGCAAGAAGGGCAAGTCCTACGAAGACATAGTGGAGGAAGTCCATGATGCATTAGATGGTACTTGTGCTATCAACAGTGTCAAGGGGTCATTGAGGTTTGCCCTGTCAGTGCTTGTACAGTTTGACGTAATAGAAGTGAAGGACAGGAAGTACCGCTTTATAGGTTAATATGAAAAAGTTAATATACAAAGAGGGATTAGTGGTCAGGGAGCCGATTGGGATAACCAACGGTTCTCTGACACTTACCAAATGCACAGTACAACACGCTAGGAAGGGAGTGGTAAAGAATCACTACTCTAGGAAAGTATCTAGGAACAGTTTTTTATCTTTCGCTGTCAACAAGACAGAGGGATATCTTCAATTAGGCTACGGCATGAATCCAACAAAGAAACATACCATCTCAAAATATATTACATTAGACAACCATTGTGAATTTGATCGCATGTGGTTGTCAGACTCCCTACCTAAGTTCAGCGAAAGCCAAGTGATTGCCCTCCTATTGAGTTACATAAAGCAGATATATCCCAACATACATTTTATAATTACCTATGCTGATGAGGGTGTAGGAAATACTGGTGTGATCTACAAAGCCACCAATGCAATATCCCTCGGTAAGCACAAGACGAAGTTCTACATCCTCCCTAATGGGGAGAGAACACATGCCGTATCTTTATGGCATAAGTATAAGACAAGCACAAAGGAATTTCTGGACAGCAAGGGCATCAAGTCACAGGACACATATCAACATAGATTCCTCTATATATTAAATAAACGATTGCGGAAGAAGTATCAAGAGGAGATACGCCAGCTTCCAGCTGGAGGGGCAGGTTCGATTCCTGCCTTCCGCTCCAAACATTCCCCTCCTAAGGGAGGGGGTGGTGGCAGATCAAGGTCTGGGAGGGTAAAATGAACATACTAACATTTTCACCAAGTACTAGGAAGGTTTGGACAGATAAGAGGGCAGTCAATCCAGCGTACTTCCTTATGGCTACATTGGTAGCGAACCTATCGGAGAAGTATAATGTATATACTATAGATGAATCCTTCAACCCTGTACAGAAGATGAAGAAGTACAACGGAGAACATATTGATTGTGTTATCTCCATCGGGGCTATCTATACTCTATCAGATACTAAGAAGAAGTTGAAGTTTGACCCGAACTACAGTAGACATAAGAGGATATTCAAGATAGCAAAGATAACTAATGAAGTGTTTGACAAGTACGACCCTCTACATATCAACCTATGTGTGGATGTTAGTAAGTGGTCACAGGAACTAACGGAGATGTTTGGAAAAGAACCAGATACATTTGTTACTGAACAGGAAATGAAATGGCAGACCTTCCTCTATCTATACTGCCATAGACGTACTATATGTAATAACAAAGGGGATGAGTTCTTCTATGCAGGAGGGGCTAAGAATAGGGTTGCTAGGTTCTTAGAACTGACAAAGGGAATAGACAAGCTGAAGACGATAGCTGGTGGAGGATGGAAAGATGTATTGTCTAAGGAAGATCGTTATTGGATGCTTGGTTACATTCCGTTCTCCCAATGTCTTGCTATGTCTAGATTTGCAAAGTGGAGTATTGTATTCCAAACTGAACAAGGCAACATAGAGAATTGGATAACAGGGAGGTTGTTTATGAATCTAGCTACTAAAATGATAGGTTTTGTAGATAAGGAATATGACAAAGAGGGAATGTATGTTAGGAGGGATTCTCTTTTAAGAGTGTCTGATTCAGATGAAATCAATGCTAAAATAAGGATGTTTAAATATGGTGAATTAATATTAGAGCAAGAAAAGATGATTAAATCTCACTGGTTAGAGTGGGAGACCTATACTAAACCTTTTGAAAAGAAGATAAGAGGACTACTGAAATGAAACCAACCTTTATCATAGCAGGAGGGGCAAGATGTGGAACTACTTTCTTTGCAGACTGTTTGAACCAACATCCAGACATACACCTCCCTACCCCATTCATACCAGAACCTAAAGTATTCACTGACCCATTGATGGAGGATGAAGAATACTTAGACCATTATGAATTTATATATGAGCAAAATCCTTTCATAACCCCTGACACAGTGAATGGGGAGAAGACAGTCAACTATTTAGAAAATCCACTTATACCCTTTACTATTAGGAGGGTGCTGCCTGATGTTAAGCTGTTCTTCTGTTTACGTAATCCAGTAGACAGGGCTTATTCTGGATGGTGTTGGAGTACTATGAATGGTCATGAAACAAATACATTCAAGGAGGCTATTCATTTAGAACTGACTACAGATAGATGGAAGACAATACCTAGAGGGATGCATTCACAACCATTCAACTATCTACATAGAAGTATGTATGATGTAATGTTAGAACCTTACTTTAAAGCCTTTAGGAGGGAACAGATACATATTATTATTTTTGAAGAACTGATACAGAATATTCATACTACAATTAATAATGTGTATAATATACTGAGAGTCCATGAGCAACATGTGAAGTCTAACTTTAAGAATGAAACAGAGGGATTCCCCCCTATGGCTAATGGGTGGAGGCAGTTTTTAAGAGGTTACTTTTATAACAGTATTCAGAATCTAAGTGAATACGTCAACGTAGATATCTGGGAGGGGAAATGAAAGGGGAATGTTATAAATGCAAAACCCCTGATGTAAAAGTTTGGAATACTTTAAGGAGAAAGCATGGAAATAAAAAATATAAACAACAGGGAGGTTAAAGATTGGTTGTTAGATAAACACTATGCTAAAAGAAGATGTAGTATCTCCTATAGCTATGGATTAATTCATGAAGACAACATTATAGGAATAGTAACATATGGAATCCCTCCTTCACCACAAGTAGGGAGAGGGTTTCTAGGGGAAAGGCATAGAACTAAAGTAATAGAGTTGAACAGACTTTGTATTAATGATGATGCACCTAAAAATTCAGCTTCATTCTTAGTGGGAGGAACTTTAAAAAAACTAATTGATTGGGCTGTTGTGTCCTATGCTGATGGAAAGATGGGACATGTTGGATATATATACCAAGCAACAAACTTTATATACTGTGGGAGTGCTACATCACATGATTGTGAATATTTAATAGATGGGAAATGGATACACCCTAAGACCCTGACTACTAAAGGAATAACATCCCCTTCACAATGGGCAAAAGAGAACAACATACAAAAGAGGACTCCTTCACCTAAACATAGATACATTTATTTTGTTAACAAGAAACTGAGGAAGTATTTAAAATATGATATACTTCCATACCCTAAAGGAGAAACAAAAAGATATGAGTCAAAGACAATAAAAAGAAGGAGGAAAGAATGGGGTTTATTTGACAAAGAACAATTACAATTAAAACATAAAAGGAGGAAGAATGAACAGAATAGAATTACTAAGGGCAGTAGAGAAGATTAAACCAGCAATGAGTAGTGGATTGGCAGAACAAGACAATCTAATTATGTTTGAACAATATCACGAAGGAGGGAAAGTCAAGTCATTCAACAACGAGATAATGATGATTAGCCCGATGGTAGAGGGACTAAAGTTTGATGGTGCTGTACCAGCTAATGAAATGTTGACCCTACTACAGAAGATGTATGATAAGAATGTCAAGGTTACAGAGAAGGGAGATGAACTAAGGATATCAGGAAAGACCACAAAGGCTGTATTGAAAAAGGCTGAACTAGAAATGCCTGAAGTAACCCTCCCTAACAAGTTTGCTTCTCTACCTAGTAACTTTACCGAGGGTTTAAGGCATTGTAGATTTACTGTAGCTGAATCTGGTAACGTACTACACAATATATTAATAGAGGGGGATAAGATAATATCCAGTGACAACTATAGGATAACAGAATATACATTGGAGAAAGATACGTTCAAAAAGTCACAACTTATCCCTGCACCTATTTGTATGACGTTGATCTCCTTTACCCCTACCTCCTTTGCATCTAATAAGAGTTGGTTGTTCTTTAAGAATGAAGATGGGGCTATCTTATGTATACGGAGGGTAGAAGAACAGCGAAAGTTCCCTGACATACAAGCTATACTAAAACAGAAGTTCAAGGGCACGAAGGTTACCCTCCCTGAAGACTTAAAACAAGCATTGGAAAGGGCAAAGATACTATCAGCAGAGGACTTGGTGACAGGGAATAGTACTGTAGATGTTACCATAGAAAAGGACAAGGTTCTATGTCAAGGAGAATGTGCTATGGGGAGGATAGACGAAGAAATAAAGGTAGAATATTCAGGAAAGAAAATCTCCTTTAGTATCGTGCCTGATTTCCTCTATCAGATATTAAACAATACTGATAAGATGACTGTGGGAGAAGTAAGTCTTAAATTTAAAACTAAAAACTTTCAACATATAGTACAACTAATATCATGAAGGGATTCTTTAAAAAAGAAAATCTAAAGAAGAGTGCCTCTAACTGTTCAAAATGTAAACTACATAAGGAATGTAATACTCCTTACATAGGGGTGGCTGGAGAAGGCAAGAAGTCAATTCTTATCATAAACGAATCGCCCGAGAAAGATAAGAAGGGTAAGTTACTACAGGGGGAGTCTATAGAAATACTAAGGGAGGCGTTTAACGAATATGGTATTGATATAGATGTTGATTGTTGGGTAACTAATGCCGTATCCTGTCGCCCTCCTAAGGGCAGAGCACCGCACAAGCGAGAAGTTAAGATGTGTAATCCTAGGGTACAGAAGGTAGTAGAGGAGTTAAAACCTAAGATGATATTCTTATTGGGGAGTTCAGCTTTAGATAGTTTCCTGATGGATAAGATCAAAGGTTCTAGTGGAGGGATAGATAAGTGGAGGGGTTTTGTAATACCTGACCAAGTAACAAAGGCTTGGATTATCCCTCTTTATCATCCTACATTTGTTAGGGATTTTAAAAAGAAAAAGAAGATTGTACCTAAGATATTTGAACAGGACATAGGGAGGGGTCTTAGGAAAATCAAAGAACGCTGTCATGTATTCAATCATAAGGTAGAGGTACTTAGCCAAGACAATGCTAGACACATGCTGAAGACCCTATTGGACAACCCACCACCAAAGATGTTGGCTTTTGATTATGAAACCACTGGAATTAAACCGTACAAGGAAGGACATGAGATAATATGTGTGGGAGTGTGTTGTTCAGATATAGCTTATGTATTCCTATTGGATGATAAGAGGGTATTAAGTTATTGGAAGAAGATTTTAAGGACTAGGAGTATTCCCAAGACAGCACAGAATATTAAATTTGAACATGTATGGAGTAGAGTGATTCTAGGGACTATAGTTAAAGGATGGAAGCATGATACTATGCAAGCCTCCCACATCATAGACAATCGTAAAGGGATTACTGGATTGAAGTTTCAGTCTTACATTAGATTTGGTCAGGGAGATTATTCTAGTCATCTAGATAAATACATCAAGACTACTGGGGAGGAAGAATTTAATACCATTAGAGATGCCCCTATGAATGAAGTGTATAAATACTGTGCTATGGATGCGATCTTAGAATATAAATTAGCTATACTACAAATGGAAGGGGAGGGAATATTTAATGAATAAGAACGCTTACAAACTACTGCATGAAGGAACACTGGCTTTCGCAGACATGGAGTACAACGGCATCAAGGTAGATGTTAGGTACTGTAGGAGACAGAAGAAGAATATAAACCAACAGATAGAGTTGTTAGAATTGGAACTAGACAGGACTGAAGAAATGAAGGTATGGAGGAAAAGGTACAAGGATGATTTTAACCTAGATTCCACAGACCAGCTGAAGAAAGTTCTATTTACTGATTTAAAGATTACCCCTCCAGCTTATACTGACAAAGGCAATCCCTCTGTTAATAAAGATAATCTGAATCTTATTGATTCACCTATAGTAGAACCGTTAATTAAATTAAGACAGCTGAAAAAACTGAATAATACTTATCTGAAGAACATCATGGAGGAAACAGTTAATGGGTATATTCATCCCTCTTTTAATCTTCACACTGTGCAGACATTTAGAAGTTCCTGTGATAGACCTAATTTTCAAAACATGCCTATTCGTGACCCATTCATGGGAAAGATTATCAGGACAGCTTTCATACCTAGGGAAAATAGTATCATAGGAGGACTAGACTATGCAGGGATAGAGTTGTCAATGGCTGGATGTAATAGCAAAGACCCTCTATTGATTAAGGATTATATTACAATACACAAGACTCAAGCAGCTAGATGTTTTGCATTGAAGGAGAAGCAAGTAACAAAGGATATCAGGTACTACGGAAAGAATGGATTTGTGTTCCCACAACTCTATGGGAGTTGGAATGTGCCGATAGCAGAAAACCTATTGAGGATAACTAAAGGGATGCAGACCGTAGATAACTTAGACCTATATGAACACCTAGAGGCTAAAGGAATCTCCCACCCAGAGATATTTCAAGACCATATAGAAAATGTAGAAACTAGATTTTGGGAAACTTATTCAGTACATAAGAAATGGCAGGAGGGTTGGATATCTAACTACTACAAAAAGGGGTACATAGAGATGTTGACAGGGTTTAGATGTAAAGGCATATTGTCAAAGAACCAACTATTTAATTATGCTAATCAGGGAATAGCTTTCCATTGCCTCCTATGGAGTATAATACAAATGAATAAGTGGCTAAAGAAGTATAAGATGAAAAGTAAATTGATTTGGAACATCCACGATGACATGGGGCTTGATATTCACAACACAGAAAAAGAGGACGTACTGCAAAAAGCAAAGGAGATAATGTGTATAGAGATTAAGAAAGCATGGAAGTGGATTATTACTCCGTTGGAGATAGAGGCTGAATTTTCTAACAAGAATTGGTATGAAAAGGAGAAAGTGAAGATATGAGTGTTCGTATGGCTAAAATGATATTTGTACAGTGCGATGGAGATGATGGTGTTCCTTATGAATTAATGGAGGGAAATTAATGAGTTTACATATTCAATACAGACCTGATACGTTGGAGGAAATAGTAGGGAACAAGTCTACAGTGAAAGCCCTTACTGCCATATTAGAAAGAGATAGGGAGGACATTCCACATACTTTCCTCTTTCATGGTGCTTCAGGCTGTGGTAAAACTACGTTTGCTAGAATCATTGCTAATCATCTAGGATGTACTGGGGCTGACTTCGTAGAGATAAATGCAGGGAACAACAGAGGGATAGAAACTGCAAGAACCATTTTAAAGACGATCAACTACAAACCTTTAAGTAGAGGGGTAAAAGTAATATTGTTAGATGAAGTACATGCTACAACTAAAGACTTCCAAAACGCATTAATCAAACCGTTGGAGGATACACCAGAACATGTTTACTTTATCTTATGCACTACCAATCCCTCTAAGCTGTTGAAGACAGTTATAAATAGATGTACTTCTTTTGAAGTTAAGAAACTGTCTGTTACCCTCCTTTCAGAATTAATAGAGGGGGTACTGAATGAAGAAGATAAAGAAGTAGAAGAAGAGATGATAGAACTGATGGCTACCAAGGCTGATGGATGTCCCAGACAGGTTTTAGTCCTCCTTGACCAAGTGATAGATTTGAAACCTAAAGAACAGAAGAGGGCTGTACAGGCATTTGTCACAGAGGAAGAAAAGATAATAGACCTTTGTAGATTGTTGTTGAATAAGAATAGTAAATGGGATAAGGTAGCTAAGATATTAAAAGGATTGAAGGAAGACCCAGAGGGTATCAGGTGGGCACTCCTTACCTATATGAACAAGGTACTGCTAGACAAAGAGAATACACAAGCCTCCATCGTCATTAGTTATTTTGAGGAACCATTCTTCAATTCAGGAAACGCTGGACTTACTCTAGCATGTCTAAAATGTTTAGAAAAATAATTCAAAAATCAGCTGATTATTCTAATACTGTAGTAGGAAAGGTATACATTTAATTAAGGAGGGAATGATGGCAAAGAGTAGTGGGTACGAAAAAGACATATTGATTGACAAGAACAATTTAAGTGAACAGTGGGAGAAGCAAGCTGGTCTTTATCTATACTATGCATTGAAATTGGTAAAAGCAGAAAAGGACAGAAACAATGCGAAGGAGGAAGTAGAAGTTACCAAAGCTAGAGTAGATAAAACTATTAGAAAAACTCCAAAAGACTATGGATATGAAAAGGTGACAGAGGCTATTGTTACAAATACTATCTTATTGGATGATGACTACAAGGAGGCTAATAATACCTACATAGAAGAATGTTATGAAGTAGGAATATTACAAGCAGTAGTGAGGGCTTTCGATCACAAGAAGAAAGCATTAGAAAACTTAGTAACTTTACACATGGGAGGATATAACGCAGAACCTAGAAACAAAACAAGGAGGAGTACATGAATGACAAAATATTTTATATATGTGTATATGCATTTACATTTGGGGCTGTACTCGTAATACTTCCCTCCACATGTAGATTCATAATTCAAACCTATTTTAAAGAAAGGAAGAAACATGACTAAGAAAAATACAAGTTTTGCAGATCGTCAAAGAAGGAGAAGTGAGCAGGGAGATGCAACTGGTGGACAAAGAAAGTCTGCTTTAAATTTCGACAAACTGAAAAAGGATAATGGACTAGACGAGATTGAATTTTACAAACCTAAGAAGACTAAAGGTAAAGAGAGAAACAGGATTGATATCCTCCCTTGGTTAATATCTGAAGAATGGTATCATAATCTAAGGGAAGTCAAAGGAATCAACTGTGACGTAGAGGTAGGCGAGCCTGAAGGTGCTTTGATTATTCCTGTACATTATGATGTAGGTATAGGAGGGGATACTGTTCTTTGCTTATCTAATGCCTTTGGAGGGAAGTGTGTTATCTGTGATAAAATGTTTGATCTAATGGATAATGATAAAATTAAGCATGAGAAGCAGATTAATAAACTAAGGGCTAAGTGGAGATGTTTCTACAGTGTGTTCGATCATGAGGACGAAGAATACGAAGGAATCAAATTATGGGATATGAGTTTCCATAACTTTGAAAAGCATGTTAGGAGGGAAAGTAGGGATAGTGATGAGGGAAGTGTTCCTTATGCTAGTCTAGACGTAGGTAAGATCATCTCCTTTAAGGGGATAGAGGATAGCATGGGTAAGATTAAATTCATTAAAGCTGAGTCTATAGAATTTGAAGACAGGGATGATGAGTATGACGAAGACGTAATGGAGAGTACCTTTAAACTAGATGCTGCTTTGATTATCCCTACACCTGAAGCTGTCAAGAAGATGTTCTACCATGAAGAAGAACCAGAAGAAGGGGAAGACGTAGAGGAAGAAGAAGTGGATGAAGAAGAAGCCCCTAAGAAGGAAAAGAAGAAGAAAGATGAACTTCCTGAAGAATTTGAGGAAGAAGAGGAAGACGATGATGAAGAAGACGATGATGAAGAAGACGATGATGAAGAAGACGATGATGGAGATGATGAAGAAGTAACAGAGTGTCCAGAAGATCATGAGTTCGGTAAAGACTACGACAAAGAGGAAGACTGCGAAGATTGCGATCAGAAAGTTTACGATGCCTGTGAGAAGGCAAAGAAAGCTATGA